GAGCAGAAGATGCAATAGATAGTACAAAAAATGATCCAATGAAACCGGAGGCGTTAGTACAAGAACAGGTATTAACAAAAGAGTGGTGGTCATCCATAATGGAAGATATATCAGTTCCAGTTAACATTGGCGATACTGTATTAATGGGCAAATTTAAAAATAAAAAAGTAGTTGTTAAATCTATAACTAAAAATGAAAAGGGAGATTTATTAATAAATGGTCGTCCAGCATTTAAATTTAGATTAATGCCTGTACAAGAAAATATTTTAACAGAAGCATCTGCAAATACACATTTAACTCATTTAGAAGAATTATTAATCACTCGAGGTGCACAAGGATATAAATTAGCCAAATCATTTTTATTAGAACTTATTAGGAATTTAAAGGGTAATTCCAATGCAAAAGTTAATACATCTGTTAAATGGGATGGAGCACCTGCTATCTTTACCGGGATCAATCCTGACAATGGTAAATTCTTTGTAGGAACAAAGTCCGTCTTTAATAAAGAACCTAAGATTAACTACACAAAAGAAGATATAGAACAGAATCATGGCCAGGCTCCAGGATTAGCAAAAAAATTATTAGAAGCTTTGGAATACTTCCCAACATTAGGTATAAAAAATATTCTCCAAGGCGATTTTATGTTTGATAAACAATCTCTTAAAACACAATCAATTGATGGAAAAAAACATTATGTGTTCAAGCCTAATACTATTACATATGCAGTAGATGCAGATTCAGAGTTAGGAAAGCGTATTGCAAGGTCAAGAATTGGAATTGTATTTCATACAACTTATAAAGATTTACAAAGTGGCGCATCCTTTGGAGCAGATGTGAGTGGATTGCGTGAAAATCCAAATGTATGGTATGATGACGCATTTTTTAAAGATACAACAGGTACAGTGTTGTTAACCAATGATGAGGCCAAACAAGTTTTAAATAAGATTAAACAAGCAGATTCTATAAAAGTTAATTATGATGAATTGCCGTCAGCATTATTAAATGTATATGTTAATAGTGAAATAAAAACAAATAGATTTTTAGAAAATCCAGAAAAATCATATGAGGCATTTGTAGAATGGACACAAGGAAAGATTGATAAAAGAATAGAAAAATTAAAGTCAGTTAAAGGCAAAGAAAAAGCAACATTAGCAGGACAACAACAAAGAGTTAATATAGAGTCTAGAAAACAAGACATTATCAATTTATTTAAAGTATCAAAATTATTTGCAGATGCGAAAATGATATTTGTAAATAAATATAATTCCGCTATATATACAACAAAACATTTTGTGGATGATGGTAAGGGTGGCCTTAAAGTTACTGCGCCAGAAGGCTATGTGGCAGTTGATCGTATTGGCAATGGAGTTAAGTTAGTTGATAGATTAGAATTTAGTAGAGCAAATTTTGCAATGGATAAAGGATTTACAAAATAAGTTTAGTATATTTATATTAAATACATGAAAAGGAACAACATGAAAGAAATAAAATTACGTGAAGTAATACGTAAACAAATTATAAAAAGATTATCAGAAGCCCCTGATTCATTTACATCTAAAGTAGGGTCATCTGTATCAGGTAAATTGGGCGGAGCAAAAGCTGCACTAAATCAAGGTCTAAAAAAGATTGATGTAAGTAGAGTATCTAAATTACCAAGATCTCAGAAGATTAATTTATTAACAGCATTATTACAAAATGTAGGTGTATCTGCCAAAGATTTTGAAGCAATTAAATCTAGAGTAGGAAGACAATTATCATCTGCAGATAATGCAACGGAAGAATCAATCGAAGAGGCTGAAGGCGGGTATGAAATGCAAAAAGCTAAAGGCGGAGTTACTTCTAGAGATTTGGGTGGAGCATCTGCAGTTAATAGAGCAAAAACATTTCTTAGTGCAATTAATAGTTTAACAGGAACAGAAAAACAAAAAGCTATAGGATATGCTTTATCTCAAATGGGAGTAAATGCACAAGATTTTGATGGAATGAAATCAGCACTTAAAACAACTATAAAAAAATATAAATAGTATGGCAGCAGAAGACAAGTTACAAAACGTTAAGGCAGTCAAACAAATGATTGCTGGAACACATAAATCACAAACAAGAAAAACACATGGTTTCTCAGATGCAGCTGCAACTGCTAAAAGAAATCAAGTACATGCAGTTGGTGATATATGGGAAGAAACAGATCCTAAATCTGGAACTGTATGGAAAATAACTCAACATGACGGATTTCGATCTAAAGTTCCTGCAAACAGTGTACGTGAAGAAATAAATAAAATATTAAATGCTCCTGACAATTGTCCTTGTTGTGGCAATCCAATGAAAGGTGTTGATGAAGAACGTTTAAATTTAAAATTTTATTTTTCTCATAGCAAATGTTTTTCATGCGTAACCAAAGAAGAAACATTGATCAGATCAAAGGGCAAAGAAGCATGGGAAGACTATTCTAGAAAGAAAATGTTAGCAAATGCTAAATCATGGATGAAAGATGTTGATAAAGAAGTAGAAGAATTAAAAAAAGCTGTGACAGAAACATATTGGCAAAATGCTGATGGTAGAAGTGAAGATATAGATGTATCGGCATACATGAAAAAAATTGATAGTGATTATCAATCTTTAAAAGAAGAAATTTTAAATAACTTGGAATCTAAAAATGGCAACTAAATCAGAAATAACAAAGATGGGCAAAGAACTTGATAAAGTTGTAAAGGATATACAATTACAATTAACTGCATGGAAAAATGCCGGTGATGACATATCTAAATCTAAAGCTGTACAAATGTTAAAAAAACTAGGCAAAGATAAAGTTTTACTCAATAAAAAATTAGATGATGCAACGTTAAGTTTAGAAAAAGACGTTGAACTACAATTAAAAGAACACATCGATATAGTTTTAAATGATATAATAAATAATGAACACTAAACCAAATATATATTCTATTATTACACTTGCAATTGTTTTATTTATTGCATATACATACTTTTATAAAAAAGAAGATAATACATTTGATTTAAGAGAACAAGTATTGCAATCGCAAATTGATAGTTTAACTAATACAGTTGTAGAATATAAACACGAACGAGATTCATTAGATAATAATATACACAATTTAAATGATTCCTTAAATTTGTTACAATCTACTCTAGTCAACAAATCAAATCAAATTTACAAATTAAAAAAGAAATATGCTAAAAAAATTAAACATATTAATACTTATACTGTCAGTGACGTTAACAAGTATCTCTCAGACAGATACTCAAAATGATTCAATAGTTTGTGTTAGTAAATGGCTAATGCATAAAGTAATACAAGATTTGGAAATCGGAGATCTTGCGAAAGAACAGATAGTTATAGAACGTCAAATACATAAAACATTAGAAAAACAGTTAGCAATAAAAGATACTATTATATCATCATATAAACTAAAAGAATCAAACTTTCAAAATGAAATGGATGTTATTACAGAAGTAATGAAATTAAAAGATGGTCAGATAGCTGTTGCTAAAGATGAGACAAAACATTACAAGAAACAACGAAATTTATTTGGTGTCGGAGGCGGTGGAATTATTGCCTTAATTATTTTGATTTTGTTATAATTTTTTATATATTTAACTAAATGGCACAGAAATCCCTAAAAGAAATAGTAAAAGAAGAATACAAGCGATGTGCAGTTGACCCTGTACATTTCATGCGTAAATATTGTATTATACAACATCCTACTAAAGGCAAGATGTTTTTTAATTTATATCCATTTCAAGAAGAAGCATTAACTGATCTAAAAGATCATAGATATAATATAATATTAAAATCTAGACAATTAGGTATATCAACATTATCAGCCGGATATGCACTATGGTGTATGTTATTTAAATCAGATTACAACGTATTAGTTATTGCAACTAAACAAGATGTTGCAAAAAACTTAGTAACAAAAGTAAGAGTGATGCATGATAATTTGCCTAGTTGGTTAAAAGGTAAAAGTGTAGAAGATAATAAACTTTCATTAAGATTTAAAAATGGTTCGCAAATTAAAGCAATATCTTCAAAAGGAGATGCAGGTAGATCAGAAGCGTTATCATTATTGGTAATGGATGAAGCCGCATTTATAGATCGTATAGATGAAATATGGACCGCAGCACAACAAACATTAGCAACAGGTGGAGGAGCTATAATGTTATCTACTCCTAATGGTACTGGAAATTTATTTCATAAAACATGGAATGATGCTATGTCTGGTGGAAGATTTAATGCAATCAAATTACATTGGACAGTACATCCTGAACGTGATCAAGCTTGGAGAGATGAACAAACTCAATTATTAGGAGAAAAGGCCGCGGCACAAGAATGTGATTGTGATTTTATCTCATCCGGCCATACAGTAGTAGATGGGCCTATTATACAATGGTATGAGCAAACATATATACAAGAACCAAAAGAAAAAAGAGGCTTTGATGGAAATTATTGGATATGGGATTATCCAAATTATACAAAGGCATATACGGTTGTAGCAGATGTTGCTAGAGGAGATGGAGCAGATTATTCGGCATTTCATGTATTAGAAATTGAATCAATGACTCAAGTAGCAGAATACAAAGGAAAATTAGGTACTACCGAATATGGTAATATGTTAGTAACAATTGCAACAGAATGGAACAATGCATTACTAGTAATTGAAAATGCGAATATAGGATGGGCAGTATTACAGGTTGCGATCGACAAAGGATATGAAAATTTATATTATTCTTACAAACAAGATGCATATATAGATGAAGATGTCCATTTAGCTAAAAATTATGATTTAAAAAATAAATCACAGAAAGTCCCAGGATTTTCTACAACATCACGTACTAGACCATTAATTATTTCAAAAATAGAAACATACTTTAGAGAAAAATCTCCAATCATACGAAGTAAACGTTTAACAGATGAAATGTATGTATTTATATGGAATGGGCAAAGAGCAGAAGCACAACGAGGCTATAATGATGATTTGATTATGGCATTTGGAATTGCATTATGGGTACGAGATACTGCATTAAGATTACACCAACAAGGTATAGATCTATCTAGAAAGGCAATAGGCCACTTAGGTAAGTCTAGTGGAATGTATACCGGCACTGGTAATGAAAATAAATCATGGCAAATGCAAGCTGGTAAGGATAAGGAAAATCTAAATTGGCTTTTAGATTAACAAGATATTTATATAAAAAGAAAAATTGATATGGCAAATACATCATTAAGAGCTCGATTAGGTCGCCTCTTTTCAACTAACGTAATAGTAAGACGAATTTCAAA